CCGCGTCAACAGGCTTTTAGGCTCTCGCCGCAAAACCGCAGACCCAGCGATAATCGGCATCAATGTTTGCGCCGCCCGACCATGAAATACGCGCCCGCAAAATCTTTTGCACCGTAGCATCATAAAACCCCGACGTCCCAGTCTCAATGATGTTTTGCATCGCCGCCCGCGCCGTTACAAAATGCTCAGTTCCGGCAACGCGCGGCGCATGAATTTCTACCCACCCATAAGCCGTGCCAGGAGTGGTATTCGCGCTTGTCCATACGGTCGTGTAAGCTGCGTCAGTCTCTCTATACAGGTCAACCTTAAGGGCAGATGCATAGCTGCACCCCAAATTGGCAAACCTGATGGCATATTCGTAACCGTCTGCGAAATCCGGCGTCGTGATTGTCGCCTGTGTTCCGTGCACGGCGAAGTCGTAAAACACCCCGTCCGCGCCATCGCCAATCTTGACCATATCGTAAGGGTGCCAGCCAGCCACCACGACAGGCGCCCCCGTTGCAGCCTCAGCCGCAGCGGCAACGTTATCCCGCAAGGCCATCCCGGTTGAACCGAGAATAGGCTTGTCCTGCAAGAAAAGCGAGTTTGGAAGGTCAGTGTGCGCAGTCATGCCAGCCTCATTGCCATTGGTATCCAGCCTCGCCAGTTGACATTAGCCCATCGTCGTCTGCCCACCAAGCCCCCATTGCTTTCTGCTCATCTGTCGCGGCGGTGTAATCCGGCGAACCGTCTGCCATCCAGAACCCAAACCGACCGACAAGATCAAACGTCTGCATATCCAGAAGGTAAACCTCGCCTTGCTGGATTTGATCCCAGCTTATCACTTGCCAGCGCGACGACTTGAACCGCCCCTCGCTGTCAATCAATTCCCGCGTCGTCACGTCGCAAACATCGCCAACCGTGATTTCACGATCCTTGCCGCTCACTCGGATTGTCAGAAACCGGGGAACATCCCGATAGCGGCCCAAAACCCGTGCAATGAGCATTTCCGCATGGGCATTGGTCTTGATCCACCGCGCCTTGATTTCCAGCGTAAACGGCTTTCCAGCCGCGTGTCTGCTTTCATTCGTCGTTTCAATCCGACCGTTCACGACCCGATAGTTAGATGGCTCCGTTTTCGTCGGGTCGCGCTGGTCATAATAAACGAAAACCCGCGTCAACAGGCTTTTAGGCTCTCGCCGCAAAACCGCAGACCCAGCGATAATCTGGGCATCAATGCCGATCTCCGTGACAGGCCCAAGCGGCGGGCGAACCGCTTGCATTCTCACCTGTTGCTGGAACTCGTCCCACCAGATGAAGAACATGCCTTGCTGACAAATCTCACCGATCAAAGCGCCAACTTTGGTGGGGGCAGTGATTACCGTGTCCGACCGGAATGTCGGCAAATAGGTATCGCCCTCGTCGGCCCAATCGCTTGCCAATGCCGCCGCCCCGATAGGGGAATGGTTCGCCAGCAAGTCATAGCCGCATTCCCAAGTCGGGACATTCTCATACCAGCCAATCCGCTGCACCCGCGCGTCTCGCTGCGCCGTCGCGGCAACGGTGTTTTTTGCCCCGCGCTGGTGAACGGCAATATCATAAATCCCCGGCGTGACCTCGCTATAGCCGCTATACAGGATAATCTCCGACCCGATCACCACCCCGCGATAAGAGGCAATCCCGTAGTCGTCTGTCAGGTTCGCTTCACGGTCCGTTGCCACCCGAATTGTCGTTGCGCTTGCCGTGATGTCATCAACAAGCTTCACGTCCATTGCAGCCGGGAACAGCCCGCTTTCCGCCTCGATCAAAGGCGACACGCCGGTAAGCGTGACCTTGCCACCGGCATCAGGGCCGGAAACGTTGTCCAGCACATAAAGCCGCTGGCGCATATCCGCCAAGGCATCGCCCTCGTAGCCATCATAGATTAGCAACTCCATGCCGCCATAGAAGGTATTGCGCGCCGTCCAGCACGCCCAGAACATGCGCTGCGGCAAGTCCACCCGGTCGGCAAGATAGAAGTCGCCCACATGGTCAGACCATACGAAATCAGGCATCGTGACAGAGCACGTTGCATGGACGCCAAAGGGAGACTTGCCGTCCAGAACCCCGGCAACGTTGGCCTGCGCCTTGGCCGTGCTGACCTGCAAAGACGCCACCGGAATGCCATTGGTTGCCGGATCGTCTGCATCCGAGAAATCACCCCACCAGAACGAGCCGGGCCGGTTTTGGACAAAGCGCCACCGAATGCGCCCATCCGCAACAAAGGCCGCTTTCGTCGCGGCAGTCGGACACGTCCCGAAAGTTTGGTAGCACTTCGGCGTGCCTGTCGCAGGGCAGGCGCCAACCCCAAACCGCAGCGAACAACGCGGCTGGCGCAACTCCACAACCTGAATAGGATTACGCGCTGACATGCCCGATCACCTCGAATGTTACCGCAATCGCTGCCTCAGCCTGAGGCTTGTCACGCGACAATTGCAGCGGCCCCATGGCTCGCCCGAATGCCACCGATGATGGATAAGTGCCGGGCCTGTCTGCAATGAAAATCGGTCGGGTTTTTAGGTGAGTTCTCAGCGGCGCAAGGTTTGCAACGGCCCATGCCTCGGAAAGGTTCGCCACTTCCATTTTCACCGGAATTGACCGGCGCGTGACAAACCTCTCCAGAACGTGCCCGCCGTCGCTCACGATGTCGCGGTATTCGTCTTGATCGGACAAATCAAACGCCGTGCTGCCGTTGTAGCGGCAAGGCCGGGGAAACTCGATCACATCGCCTATGTAGACAACCGCAATAACCGCAACGGCACCGCTCACCAGAACCCGCAGCCGGTCAAGCGTGCGCCGCTCCAACAGAAACAAGATCGGGCTATCGTCGGTCGGGCTATGGCTTGCCATCGTTACCCATGCCGCGCCGTTCCATCGCTGCACCGCGACAGTCGCAAGAGACGTGCCAAGCGTATGCCCAGCAATCCCGACATAGCTGACCGGCGCCGATGCCGAAAAGACCAGATCCCACGTTGCCGGAACTGCCGTAGGCTTCCACCCCTCATAGGTGTTATCATTGGCGGCATAGTCAGCATCAAAGCCGGTCGCCTCGGTCGAAGCCGTGACCGTTCCGGAGACAGGGCTTGCGCCAATGCGGGGGTGCGTCAAGGGATGCAGCGTTCCGGCAAAGCCGCTTTCAACGATGATCATCACGCCCCCATAAATTCGATGTTCAGGGTATAGCCCTGACGGAACTCTTCATTCAGCTTTTTCGTCAGGCTCCCCGTGCTGCCCGGGTCAACAGCGCCATACCAAGACACGTTAACCACATTCTGCGGTGCAGATGGCGCCGCAACCGCTGCCGCTTGATTGGCGCGCGCCCCGCCGCCACCGCCGCCACCGATTGCCTTGACGGCATTCATGGCCGCGCCAAGAACCGCAAGGCCCTGAGGGATTTTCGCATAGGCCGGAACACGCGGATCGGCCAGGACTTGGTTAAACGCGCGCCAAGCGTTCATCAGCGCCTCAATCGCAGCGAACTTCTTGCCGATAGCCTGCATTCGCTCATTGCCGCTTTGCAGCGCATCGGCCATCCCACCGAAAAACGCTTCCGCTTTTTCAAGCCCGGTGCCATAGCGCCATACGTCAATATCGCTCATCTTCTGGTTATGCTCTTGCGCCATTTGCTCAGAAAGAGCGTAGTATTGTTCCTGAGAAATCGCCTTGCGCGCCAATGCTTCATCAAGCAACGCCTGTTGCTCTTCATAGGCCGCAATCTGGATTTCCGCCTCGCTGGCAAACCTTTGTTGCAGGCGTTCCAAGTCCGCAGCGAAAGCGTCGGACCCGCCACCACCGCCGCCCCCTCCGCCATCGCCGGGGCCTGCATAACCGAAATCAATATCGGTCGGCGCTGCCTGCGGTCGCGGCGATGTTTCCGGCGCATAGCCAAATTTCAGCGTTGCGGCGCCAGAAGCCGAAGCGCCAGCAACAAGGCCGCTGCCGCTGGCAAGGTTTGACCGCAGCGCAATCGCGGCGCCCGTCGCGCGCTGCAATACGGCGATAAGGCCCGCGACCTGCCCCCGCACATATGCCAGGTTCACGCCGTCAACAGCCGCCGCCGCGGCCATAAGCCGCTGCGCTTCCGCCGCCGCTTCCCGCAGGCCCGTCATAAACTCATCTGCGGAGATTTGACCGCTCTCGAATTTCTGCCGCAGGTTTTCCATTTTGGCAGCGACAGCAAGCACATCGGCGCCACCGCTATCGCCCAGCCTGCGCAACGTAGCGCCAAGGTCAAAAACGGCTTCTTCTGCGTCCTGCGCCTCTGTGGCAAGCCCGGCCACAAAGCCCTGCAATGTTCCGACCGCTTCGGAGTTCTGCGCCAAAAGCGCCGCGTTCTCATTCAGCTTGTTGAAGGTTTCAGCGCCAAGAATTGCCTGCGCCACCCACTCAGAGCCGAAGGTTTTTTCAAGCGCCGTATCGGCCTGCGTCAAATCCTTTATCATCTGCGTCAGGCCGATGGATACAGCCTCAATCGCAGGCGCGAAGGTCACGGCGAGTTGCGTGCCCAGCGTGCCAACCGCAATGCTGATACGGCCCATCGCATCATTCGCGGCTTCGATGTTCTTCGCGTCAACATCAGAGACGGCAAGCCCGAACTCACGCTGCCACTGCGCCGCCTCTTTGACCGCAGCGCCGTAATCCCCCAGCATGTTGACCGCGCCAGCGCCGCCTTTGCCGAAAAGGTCAAGCGCAGCCGCCGTCCGCTCTGCCGGATCGCTGACGCCTTCCAGCGCCTGCGCAATGCGCAAGAATTGCTCGTCAGCGCCAAGCCCCTGCAATTGCTGAAACGTCAGGCCAAGCTTGCCGAATGCCTCAACCTGTGACGCCGAGCCGTTGCCCAGCGCCGTAAGGTTATCCTGCATCTTGATAAGGATTTTGGACAGGGCATCGCTTTCAACGCCTGCCTCTTGCGCAACCTGCGCCATCGCCTGAAACGAGGCAACGGAAATCCCGACCGCCCGCGCCTGCTTTGACAGGGCGTCAATGCTTTCCATGGACCGCATCGTGAGCGTGCCCAGCGCAGCGCCGACCGAAAGCACGGTTGTAGCCATGGCCGCGCCTGCAATCGTCGCGGCCTTCATGCCTCTGGACATGCCGCCGCCCGTCTTGGCGCCAAACGCATCTACGACGCCGCTGGCCTTGCCCAATTCTCGGACAAGCGGGCCAATGTCGGCGCCGATCTGGATTGCGATGTCACCGACTACGTTTGCCACTCTGCGCGTCCTTCATTAGCTGGTAGAGCCGTTCCTTGTCCTGCACTTCCGGTTGCGGATTTTTCGCGTCCAGAAACCACCAAATTTCCGCAGGCGGCATTGCCCAGAACTCAGACGGCGATAACCAGCCCTGACCTATGATCAGGTTGTAGAGGCTTCGGACAATTCCGGGGCCGTCACTGTTTTTTTTTCGTCTTCGGCATCATCCCCACCGCCACGCAGCAAGCGGGCCGCTGGCGGGGAGATGATCGACAGGATAGCGACAATCGCCGCCTGAATGACCATCAGGGCATCGGCGCGGCTTTTCGTGGCAAGGTCTTCCATGATCGACAGATAGACCTCATCATCCGTCACCTTTGCCCCGGCATGGCGCAGCGCCGCAGCATAGGCCGATGCCAGCGCAGTATATGGCGGGCCTTCGCGGCGGAACAGGATCGAAAGCGCCTGCTTTCCGCTATCGCCAGAAAGCGCATCCTCGACCTTGGCGATCAACCGCATTTGCCCAGACGCGGGAACGGTGAACGTCTCCCCGCGCCAAGACAGGTGCACATCTTCAAAACCGGCCATCAGGCGTAGGTCCATGCGCCGGAAGACGTGAAGGACGCCGAGAATGTCGTCGCCTCCTTGTAAGCCATGCCAAGCTTGAAGTTAGACATAAAAAAGTCGCCGGAAAGGATTTTCCCGTTGACGAACTCAAGCTTGATATCGGTCAGAAGCTGGCTGGCCGTCGAAGAAAAGGCAATATCCGAGAGAACGTCGCTATCGAGAATACCTTCGATATCAAGGCCGATGACGCTTTCCCCGGCAACGGCAAGAAGCTCTTGCAGACCGCCGCTGTAGTCATCCGATACGTTGATCGGCGCGCTGTCACGCGTGATGTTTTTTGCCTGCACCCCAGCAATTGGAGTGGAGTTTTTCTTGAGAACGGCCTCGCGGCCTGCTGATTTTGCCATGATGTCGCTCCTTCAAGGCTTGGTGATCAGGCCGCGATATTCGCAAACCCCGTGGATAGTGTTTTCCGCCGTCCGCATGATGTCGCTGCTTTCACGCTGGATCAGAATACTCTGATACCCATCAACTTCAAGCGCCCCGTTATGCAGCCTATCATAGATGGCGTCCTGAATGTCAGCGGTTTCCGCCATCGCATTTGATGCACTGCGCACATGCACCCTGACGGCATAGTCAAAGCCGTTGCTGGTGTCCGTGTCAAACTCAGCCATGACGATTTGACCGATCTCGACATAAGGAAAGCCGCCGCCACCCTTGACCTGTGGCGCCGCGTCATAGGTCTTGAACCCAAGAGGCGAGACCGCCTCATATAGCGCCTTCTGCAATGCCCGCCGATGCCCGCTCATTTGCCAGACCTTTTGCGTTCCCGCGCCATCCGCGCCGTCAATTTCTTGACGAATGCTTCAAGATATACCCTATCCATTTCGGGCCGCATAGCCTGCAACGCTTTCAGGAAAAACGCATGTTCCACCCCGTCAGGGCCATCGCCGTATTCCAGAAACCGCCAATAGAACGGCGCCGCGCGGACAGATGCATTTACCAGGTCGCGCGGGCTTCTTTCGCGCTTGGCCTTGATGCCAGCCGCCAATTCGCCCTGATCTTTAGGCGCCCTGTCCGATGCATCCGCCGCAAGCTGCTTTGCAATGTCAAAGACGGTCGCGCGCATAAGGTTCCGCCCTTCGCGCGGCCCTACATCGCGCAAGACTGCGTTAATGTCCGCTATGCCAGTGACCTTGTAATCAAGCCGCAACGCCAGCCTCCGCTTCAAACCGCAGTTTCAGCGGGCTATACCCAGCCTGCAAAACAGACCTCACATTGTATGCCTGACCATTCCAGATGATCTGCGAAACCTCGCTTACGTCGCTGCGGTTCCAAATCTCGAAAACGACAGTGTATGTCGCGTTCACTCGCCCCTCAACAAGCGTTTCCCTGCCGCTCTTCGGCATAACTGCCGCCCATACGTCAGCAACGCTTACCCATCGCAGTTCGGTCCCGCCCATGCCGTCATGCGCCTCAACCCGGCGCTGCAACGTCACACGCTGGTCAAGCGCGCCTGCGCCGCCGCGCGCCATCAGACAAACATCCTGCGATGCAGCGAAAGCAACATGCCCGCGCCATAGGGGATTTCCACGAGGGCTTTCTCGTCGGCAGTCTCACGATGGTTGATCCAATGCGATGCCATCAGGATGATTGCCTGCCTCACGTCCTGAGGGCAGGACGCGGCGCCAACCGTGAATGCCACCTTGACCGCGCTAGGCCGCTCCGCAGCGGTCGGCCAGCTATCCACTGGCACGATCCGGCCATCCGCCGAGTAAGTGTCAACATAGTAATCGGCGGCATCAACCGTGACCGTATCGCCATCGTCGTCAAGGTATGTGACGACGACCGTTGATCCAATCGGCCCCATCGGAATGACGATCTCGCCATCTGGGAAAGCGTCAGTGGTATACTCCCAAGACTGCGCCGCGAAGGCCATGCCAGTCTCACGCTCGCACCGCGCCACTGCGGCCCGAATGAAGCTGATGATAACCTCGTCCTCAAGGTCCGTATCAATCCGCGAATTTGCCTTCACGTCCTGCAAAGACACGGGCAACAAGCTGGGGGCGGTTGTCTGCGTAAGGGTCATGCCATCCCCCTCAGCGCGTCATACATATCAACCTCGATGACCTCGCCATCATCTCGGGCTAGGCGCATCACGCCATCCGTCTGCAACGTCCCCGCGATGATCGCAGCCCCATCGCGGCCCGGAAGCCCATCTGCGCCACGCTCGCCCTTCTGGCCCGGATGCCCTGCGGCCCCGCGCTTTCCGGGCGATGCAAGCAATTGCCAGTCAGGACCCGGGCACGGTCCTGCGCCGTCTTTGACCGCCACAAACGAGCCGCCATTGCAGGCCACCACATCAATGGCCTCATAGCTATCGGCAGCGTCGTAGGTGCCTCGCACCGTGAAGCTGCGGCCAATGTCTCCGGCCCGCGCAATGCATACCCAATCATCCGGCCCCGGCGCCTTGCCAGTGTCGGCTTTTGCCTGCCAGGTCGATCCGTTGTGCGTCACACATTCGCCGCGATAGTGCACCCGGTCATGCCATGGCTCGACCTGCCGCAGAACACCGTCCGCGCCATCTGCGCCGCGCTCTCCTTGCGGGCCGGGCGCCCCTTGCCTGCCAACCTCGCCACGTTCCCCCTGCGGCCCCGGTGCGCCATCCTTACCGTCAACACCATCGCGCCCCGGCGCCCCATCTGCGCCACGCTCGCCAGTCGCCCCGTCTTTGCCGTCCAGCCCGTCGCGGCCCGGTGCTCCATCGTCGCCGCGCTCGCCTTTTTCGCCCTTCTCGCCGCGTTCACCCTGCGGCCCCGGCACTGGCGCCCGGGTTTCAAGTTCCGCAATGCGCAACACCGCTGCGGCAAGGTCTGACCGCAGCGCCTCGTTCTCCGCACCGATCTCCGCACCGATTTTGGCAACGGCCTTGGCGATAAGCAGTTGCGTGCCTCGCAGCATCTCTTCGGCCAATGCGTCAACATCAATCGACATAAGCGGCCCCCGCAAATTTCATTCGGACTGCGGCAACCGCCGCTAGCGTCTGGTCTGGTTCATCATCCGGCACATCTGCCGGTAGCGGTGCAGGCGCAGGGCTTGCAGGCTCCGGCTTCCAACTCAGCGGGACAACCTGTTGCTGCACCCGAGGCTCTGCCCCGAACCCGCCCGGCACAGTCGGCAAGTCCAATTCATTACGCGCCTCATCCGGGCTGTGAATGCCGCTGATCGTGCTGCGCGCCAGCGCCTCAATACGCTCACGAAACGCGCTGCGCTGTAGCGCATTGGTGGAAAACTCCACGTATTCCTCAGGGTATCCGCTTAGCCCGAAAAGATGCCCGATTGCCTCTTCAATGTGGTTTAGCGCGAAGCCCAAGCCCGTGCTTATCCACGACTGCATAAGCAGTTCGGTTGAAGAGAACGTTTGCCCGCCGATGCCAAGAACCTGCAACGGCACACGAAACGCCAGCGCGATATTCTGCGAAGACATTTTCAGAAGTTCTGCAACCTGTGCATCAACCGCCTTGGCCGAGACCGTCAAAGGCTTAAGCCCCGAAGTCAGGATCGGCGTTCCCCCGGCATTGTCGCCGCGCGTCTGATCATCCCATGCCGCCCGAAGTTCCCGCGTCTGATCGCGGGTCAAAATGGCATCGGTTGCCAGCATGATCGAAGGCTTGGCCTCGTTCTGCAAAAACGTCACTTGCTGCCGCAGCGCGGCATCCGTCCCGGCAATATCCAGTGCAGCCGCCAAAAGCGGGCTTTCACCTCGCAGCGGATCAACAGGCGTATGCAAGCGCACATGCAGCACGTCACGCGCCGGAACACCCGCCAAGGATTGAAAGCGCCGCTCAACAATCTCGTTTCCGCCAAGCGAGTAGTAAACCCCGCCATCAACGCCAACCCGCGCATAGCAGGACCGCGCCCGCATCAAGTGCAGTTCCGAAATGTCGCCGCGACCGTCTCTCACCGCCAGCGCGAAAAACTCGCCGTGCTGATACAGGTCTCGCGTGGCGTTCAACAGGAAGTCAGATATTGTCTGATAGGCATTCGGGCGACGAATGATCGCCGCAAGCGGAGAACCGGAAACCCGCACCCGCCCGCCGTCAGACGTGCGCCGCCAATGATCCCCCGGACACATGGCAACCGTCTGCGAATAGGCAGACACGCAAGCCTCGACCATTGCCGATCTTGCGCCGCCCCGTTCGACATTGCGACCAAGCTGCCAGAAGTTCCAAGGCGTTGAAGCCGGAAGCCATCCGTCAGAAAGCGGATAAGGCCCCGGCCTTACCGATCCTTCCGCCGCCTTCTTCGGGAAAATGCGGGACCAAAGCGACACTTTCAGCGCGCCTTCCGGGTCACGTATCCGTGTTTCTTCGGCTCTGCCACAATCTCGCGCGTCACGCTCTGAGCCTCAATGTCCGCAGGATACATGCTTCGCGTGCTGGGAACATTGCCGCGCATTGCGACATGAACGCCGCTTGAATGCACCAAAGCCCCGCTTTCATCCGGGGCAACTTCGTCAGGATGCACAAAGGCGCCATTCGTCAGGATATACCATGTTTCAGCCATTGCCGCGCCCCCATTCGCAAAGGTGAACCGGGCCACAATGGCCCGGCCCGTTATCAGCGACCGTCGTTGATCAGGAAGGTCAGCGTGCCGGTCTTGGCATTGCCGCCCTGCGCAATGACGCACTTGATACGATCACGCCCGATGGCGATCTGATTGGCAACCGCAGCGCCGCCAGCCGCGTAAAGCAGCGCAACCCCAGCCGTGCTGTGGGTCGCAGCGCGCGGCAGCTTCGCCACCGCCGCGTTTACGTTGCTTTCCGTCCAGACGGTTTCCCCGGTGCCCTCAACGGTGATCGTGAAATCAACGCCGTCGGCAAAGTCGGTCTTGGTGTAGATGACTTGCTGCACCAGACCCGAAAGATACGGGGTGTATGCCGTCACGTCGCCAGAGGCGTCCGTGGTGAGCGATACAGTGAATTTCCGAATTGCCATGATATTTGTCCTTTATAGCCGTTTGGCCGTGGCAATTGGCGCGGCAGGTTATTCCGCCGCGCCTGTTGATCAGTAGCTGGTGCCGTTGATCCACTGCACCATGGACGGGCGCCCCATCACCCACGAAACGTCCATCAGCATCCGCACGCCAACGGTCGCGGTCTGGTAGAACGACCGCACCGGGTCAGCCGTGGTCGGGCCGGTGCCGGAAACGATTTCCAGCGGCGTGGTGTCTTCCATGTGGACAGTCGCGGTTTCGTTGATGTCGAACTCCGGCGCATCGCCAGTGGCGGTGTAGAAGTCCGAGTTGCGGATTGCGATCAAGCGCCCCGCCGTCGCGTAGGTCGACTCCACGATATTGACGCGGGCGGCAATCGGCGCGAACCAGTTTGCCGAGTTGGCCGGGCCGTCCATCATCGCAATCGCCAGCGCCTGCGCCGGGTTCATGATAACGGTGATGTTGTCCGCAGCATTCGCCGCGATGAACGGCGCCAGCAGCGCCTTGAAGTCTTCCTTGACCGCGACGTGATCGCCGCCGCCATAGCCGACCGCAGCAGCGGAAACGCCGTTCAGAAGGCCAGCGGGGCGGGCCGTGCTGGTAGCCGTCGCGTCCAGAAGCGCAGCGTCCAGAATGGAAGCGGTATCCTCAAGGATCGCGTTGCGAACCAGCGCTTCAATGGCCGGAGTGGACCGCTTCGCCAGTTCCCGCGAGAACGGAACGATCACGCCCATTTTCTTCGGCGTCAGGCTGGAAGCGGCAGTCGTGATCCGGCCAACGCGGATGGGCGAACCTTCCGCGACGAAACCGCCGCCAGCGCCTCCAGCAGTGCGACGGGGCAGGCTGATGGTGCCGATCCCGTCAAAGGTCAGGCCAACGCCGCGCGACCGCAGTTCGGGGTAAACCGACATGCCGGTCAGTGCATTCAGAAAGCCGCTGTTGACGGTCTGCACCAATTCCGAAGCCCAACCGGAAACGGTCGTGGTGCCGATGGTCTGGTCAGCCTTGGCGATGAGAGCGGTTGCTTCATGGCCGGGGTAGCGCTCGTCCAGAACCTGATCCAGCGATTTCCGCCCGCCGCCGAAAGCGCAGACGCCCTGAGCGGTGATCGCGCGGACCATCAGGTCAAGGCCGCTGACTTCCTTCTGCGGAAAGCCCAGCGGGCGACGGTTGATGCCGGGCGATGCCGGTGCGCCATCGGTCGCGGCAATGCCGATCTTCTTTTCGGCAGACCGCAGCGCCGCAAGGCCGCGCTCAATGCCGTCAACTTCTTCGGTCAGAGCCTCGACCGCTTCCGTATCAAGATCATCAGCGCCGGTCAGTTCTGCCAGCTTGTCGCGCTTGGCGTTCAGCAGGTTTTGCGAATCCTCGATCCGCTTCGACAGAGTAGACATTTTTTGCCCCTTTGGGTTTTGGTGGGTTGCAGATGCGGCCTGCTCGCCGCCAATACCGCGCGTCACGACATGGCCAGCTTCGGCTTTCCCGCCAAAAACCATATCAATCACATCGTCGGAAATCTTCATACCCTTCGCCACGGCAAGCGCGGCAGGGTTCGCAGGCACTGAGACAAGCGATGTCTCAAGGAGTTCCTGCTTCATGTATCGTTGCGGCCCGTAGGGCTTTTCCTTGTCAATCGGCTCTGCCTTCAATGGCCGAAACCCGACAGAAACCGCGCGCAAAATCCCTTGCTCGATCAAGCGCCGCAATTCGTCAAGGCGGTATGAGGTGCCCGCCTTTGCCATCTCAAGACGGCCTTTCAGCTTGCCATCCTCGACCCGAACATCAGCCCAGCGCCCGATGGGAAACGCGGATGAATGGCCGAACAATGCGATGGGATTTTGCTTGAACCGCTTCAAATCCCAGCCGCTGGGCTCGACAATATCGCCGTAGCTATCAACCGTCGCGTCGGAAAGGACAAACTCCATTCCGTCCGCTGTTGCCGATGCCGTTGCCTTGCGAACCTGTTCCATCCGTCATCCGATCATTGCCAAGTGGTCAATAACCACGCCGCTTCCCGTCCAAGTCCCGGCAACGCTCATTGCCATGGCAAGCGCGACCATTCCGTCAATCCTACCACGACTTTTCCGTTTTGCCAGCATCCTATTACCAACAGCGTCAAACTGCACAACCGCATTGGCCGCGCACATATTCATAACAGGATGCCCGCCATGCGCAAGGTTTTCATTCAGGATGGCCGTTTCCAGATCGCGCAAAGCAGGCGACATGCTCTTGAACGCCTGCCCCATCGGCTCAAAGATGGCGTTGTCACCCTCAATCTGCCACTCAGAAAATCCCGCCTTTAGCAGCCATGGTTTCAGATGTTCGAAGTTCCAGCGGTCAAACGCGATCTTGCGAATGTCGCACCGCTGCGAAACCTCCCAAAGGTGCTGCGCCACAAAATCATAATCCACTGACGGCCCGTCTGTGGTTTTCAGAAAGCCCGTCTTGGCCCATTCGTCATAGGGCACCCGGTCGGCCTTTGCCCGCTCTCGCAGACCAACCCCCGGAAGCCAGAATGTCGGATGAACCTCCCAGATGGTCCGCAGTGGCGCGATCAAGCCTTCCTGCACAGGCGTTACCCAGACAAGCGCCGTAAGGTCGCGCACTTCGGACAGGTCAAGCCCGCCATAAAGCACAGCGCCGCTCTCAAGCGGCTTCACGGCCCCGTCGCAGGCCTCCCAAAGCTTCCGGCTGATGAATGGCGATGCCGCCTCAATCCGCTGGTTTAGGTTCAGCCAACGGAAGCTGTTCTCTTCGCTGGGCAGACGATCCGCCCGCTGCGCCGCGTCCTCAAGGTCGCTGATGGATCGAAACTCCCCCAGCGCCGGGTTTGCCGCTTTCCACGCTTCCCGGTCCATGATCTCGCACCCCTCAGGCGCGGCATAGACATGGCTGACAATGCGAGGGTCTTTGCTGAGTTCGGCATCGTCAATCCACCGCGAAAACAGGTCATTGTCAGTCGCGGCCTGCGTGCTGATAGCGATCAACAGCGGCGCGTCATAGGCACCCTGCGATGTGGTGATAGCCTCTACAAAGTCATCATGCGGCCCCTTGATCTGGCCAAC